GCTATTTCCATATCTAGCTGAATGTATGACGTAGAACCTTGATAGTCTGGTAGTGAATAGTAATGATTACCAGGTGAATAGTCCTTAATACAAAGTATTTGACTAGCTTGTGTTCTATCATTACTGTTAAAAGCTTTATATGTTCTTGGTTTATACTTTCTTTCGTTAGTCCAGTCAGCACTATATAAGTAGCTATCTACCATACCGTCACCATTTGCTTTACCACTTCGTATATATTGCGCTGGTATATGGTGTATCTGCGCTATTTTAGTTCTAGGTTTGTTCCATATTACGTTTACATAACACATACCAAACAGCTTTAAATCAAACGCTAGGCACTTTAGAACGTCTTTCTGTGAATGTCTTAATAATGACTTTAAACGTAACCACTGTTCTTTATGTTCATTACTATTATCTCTATCTGTAGCTTCCAAACCTTGACCGTAGATCATAGCAGAAACGCCTTTAATAATAGCACTATTAATACTACTACCATTGTATAATTCTAATAAGTATTGAGGGTATAAGTTATCATCACCAAAAGATATGTAGTTCTTATTAGAAAATTCACCTATTGAAGGTAGGTTAAATTCTGATAAATGTAATACCGATATTTCAGATTTATTTTTATGCTGTTTGCGTTCCATATTCTACGTTAGTATTAGTTGTTGTACTACTGACATCATTAGTTGTATATTGTGTAAAGCTACTTACTGGTGCTTGGTTGTATTGATCGTCAAACTGTCTTTGAATGAAAAGCTGTTCACACCAGTCTATCTTAGTAGCGTTTGCTACATCTAAATTAGTAGTGCTGGTTTGGTAGTAAAAGGTAACATTATACACTTCTTCACTAGGTAAAAAAACATTCCCAGAATTTCTAGCCCCTGTTGTATCAAAAGCACCACTAAAAGAAGAATTATATAGACTGAATTTTATGTTCCAGTATCTTTGATTATTTCTTGAACTTGAATCTCCTGTTCCTATAGCTGTTCTTACCCAGTTAGTGTTAGTACCTCTAAATTCTGCTAATATAAAATTAGTAAACGTAGCAGTAGTGTCATCTAGTCCAGTAATAGAATGTATGTTTATATAAAAGTTTAAGTCTTTTTGATATAAAGCTGTTGCTGAATTAAAATTAACTTGATACATCTCTATATTCTTTTACAATTTTTGTACAATATTCTTCTGCTAAAGCTTGTTTTTCTTCTTTAGTATTTAATAAATCAAGTTTATCTAAATATTCTTTTGCTACTTCTTCATTTAAAATAATTTCCCTAATCATTAGTCAGTATATTCATTATAAGGGTTTGTATCTACTTCTACTTTTTCCACCTTTTTTTTCTTTTTTGGTTTAGGTGTGTCATTTGTGAAATACTTTTTTTTGTCTACTTCACTTAGTTTTTCTATTTGGTGTGGTAATAGTTCACCATAAGATAGATTCATAGTACCAGGTTTATAGTCTCTGTATTTTTCTTTTACTTTCCAAGCCATAATTTTAAGTGTTTATAGTATATATAGAAATTGTTAAATCGTTTTTATTTGTGTGAATTGTAAAAAAAACTTAATACTATTTTATTATTTGTAAAGTTTATTTAATAAAAAAGGGTAATCTGTTAAGACTACCCTTTAATAGTATTGAGTAACGATTATTGATTAAGTACCGACAGTGATTACTAAATTAGTTTCATCACTAAGTCCGTCAAACGGATAGCCTACAGTAGCAGTACCAGAATTATTACCAGGTCCAGCTGTAGCAGGTAACCAAATTAAAGGATCAGTTTCTTCAGATCTTAATTCTAAAGTAAAACCAGTCATGTCACCTTTTGCAGCACCAGTTACAATAGTCCCACCAGAAACATCTACGCCATTATTCATTCCTAATAAGAATACGTTATCATTCATATCTTGCACAAATACTTGACTTCTGTTGTAGCACATCAGTTTAATTTCATTTGATTGCGCAGCAGTAAGCTTTTGTAAAGATATAGATAAAGTTTGTTCAAAAAATGTAGTCCCAGTTGCAGGATCAGTAGTAGCGTTTACCGTCATAGACGATAGATTAGGTCTAAGGTCATATTGAAATACAGTAGTTTTATTAGTACCACCTACATCAGCTGCTATATCCCAAAGTGTAAAACCAGCAGCAGACATAACGCTAGCTGTAGCGCCAGTTCCTAAAGTACATACACTACGAATATTAGAACAGAAGCTACTAGTAAAGAAGATTTTTTTCAAACCCCCTATTTGATCTTTGCAGTCAACTAGATTTCCACGTGTTAAATTACAAGCCATTTTATTTAAGTTTTATATTGTTTATAAAAAGGGGGTACATTTAAACCCCCATTAATTGTTATTACCCTGCGTATAGTACCATATCAGAACCAAAAGCATAGTTAATAGCAGCAGTAAATCTCATGATTACTCTGATATTATCTGATCCATCAAGGTCAGCCATATCTAATAATTTTACTTCTGAGTTAGAACCGTCAGAACCAAAGAACATATTAGAAACTCTACCAGCTACGATAGTGTTATCAGCTAAACCAGGTGCGTGTGCTAATTTAATACCAGTAAATGTTAAAGGTACTTCACCTTGTGCGTTGTATAAGTTAGCATAACCTAAAGCAGCTTGTGCTTGTTGATAGAATCTATAAGCACTTGTAGGTATAAAGATTCTTAAATCTTCTTTACCGTAAACAGCTGTAGGTATAGCGTCCATTACTTTACCTATTTCAGCTACGATATTTGCAGCTGTTAAAGTAGTCGCACCAGCAACATCTACTACATCACCATCAGCAAGTAATAATTTTCTAAAGCCATCAAACTGTCCGTTTTCATCAGTAGTTCCATTCCAGATAGATTGTTCTATTTCTTGTGAAACTCTTGCAGCAGTTTGTCCTATAATGTAGTCACCAAAAGCTTGAGGTAAAGTACCATTAAGACCAGCTGTCATGTTTGCACCCTCCCAAGAACTTAAATAGTCTTGCTTACAAAGTTGCATATTTACGTCAAAGTTTCTAGGTTCTAATACTCTTTCTGCGTAAGTAAGTGTACCAGAATCAGTAAAGTCACAAGTAGCGTCAGCCATCAAGTTACCTGCTGTACCAGCAATAGTGATCTTTCTTAGGTTCGCTTTGTATTTTACGTTGTTTAAAAAGGTTAGGTTATTTTCAGCTAAAGTAGTTCCAGAAAGTAACGCAGCTGATATATACCCTGCTGCTGCTTCACCAGCATAGTTAGAAGTTACAGTATCAGCAAAATTATATTTTTTATTCGCCATTTTTTTAAATTTTAATTATTATTATTTATTTCTATTCATAAAGTATGCAACTCTTTCTTTAGTTGAAAGCTTTGACATATTAACAGTTTCTTTCTTAGAAGCAACTTCTGGATTATGTTTAAACCCATTAGCACCTGGTTCTTTTTCTAGTTCTACTATTTTAGTTTTCAAGTGTTCTACTTCTTCTACTAAACTGTTTACCATATCTTTTGACATTTCCACCTTGTCATCTTCTTTAATTTCTTCTTTGACTTCTTCTTTGATCTCTTCTTTCATTTCTACCTCTACATCTTTATCTTCGCCAAAAACTCTTTTTTCAAGTTCTTCTACTCTATCTTTTAACTCTTCGTAAGACTTCGCCCAGTCAGCTTTTTCAGCAGGTGTTTCATCTTCTTCAGCCATTTCTTCTTTATCTTCGTACTCTTCTTTCTTTTGTTCTTCATCTGCACCGAAGTCTACTATCTTACTATCTTTATCTACACTTACTTTACTACCGTCTTGTAGTGTATATGTACCTTCTGCTAGTGGTGACGCTTCACCATCATCAGAAACTACAAATACTTCAGAACCTATGTTCATTTTTTCATCTTCTGTTGCTATTACTCTACCATCATCTAGTATAGCTTCAGCATACATTTTTACTTCTTTTGATTCTTTATTATCTACTGACAATAAAGTCTTAATTTTTTCAAGTGTTTTGTTCATCTTAGTAATGATTTTTATAGTTATATATAATTAAATTAATATTGTTTTTCAGCTTACCTTTTTACGGTGCTGCTTTTAATTGCTGAACAAATTTTAGGTGCAGCTTTTTTACCGTATTTTTTTTCCATATCATTTATACACTGATCCCAAGAATACTTTAATAACGCTTTTTTTGTTATATATTCTTTCATTATAGATAGTTCTTCTTTTTCATCTTGTTCTATAATTATTCTAATACGGTCTAGTAACTGTTCATCATTCAATTTATCCATTTTAGTTTCTTCATGCTTTTCACAAGCCATATAGCGTATTACCCCTTCGTCATTATGTTCATGATAACCAGTACAGTTTTTAAATAATTTAGCGTATGTTTCAGCTTCTTCTTTTGTAGCGAATAAAGGTTCACCATCTAAAGCGCCTACTACAGCTATATTATCTTCTAAGTCTTTTAAATTAGTTTTAGCTTTAGAAGCTTCTATCAAAACGTCAGTGAAGTACCCTTCTATACTAAAACCTTTTACAGATTTTTCTTTCACCTTTTGCCATACTTCGTTATTGTCTACTTTCATTTTTACAAACCAAGTACCTATAGGCATATTTTTAAAACCGTATTGGTTTGACTTATCAAACTTTTTATCTTCTTTAATCCAGCTTTCTACAACGCTTAAACCGTGTATAGTTTCCTTATGTTCATAGGTAGCGTTATTGTTTCTTAGATTAATCATAAATAGTTCCTGCGCCTTTCTTATAGTATCTTCACTAAAGTATACAAAATACTCTTCGTTTTCTTCTTGGTCAAAACGTACTATCTCCTTATTAGGTATGAGTACAGCACCTACTAGCGTTTTCTTTTCTTCATCTAATTTAGCTAATGACAAGAAGTTATCTTTATTAAAAAAAACCCAGTCCGATTCTATTGCTGGAAACTCTACTAAACTTATAGCTTCTATACCGTAGCGTTCAGCTCTTTCATCAATAACTAATTCTACTAACTTTTTCTTTTTCTTTCTTTTTTTATATGCCATAATACTACTATATATTAAATTTATATTTTTGTTTATAGGGTACTTTGTAAGTCTAATTCACTTTGTAAAGCTTGTGCGTTACTTATGTCTGTTTCTACTACAAACGCTTGTACTGGTGGTTGCTCATTACCAGCTGCACCAAAGTTTATTCTAGGCACAGCACCAGCGCCCATATCACCATCTACATCACTACCACCATCTACACCACCTTCAGCACCACCACCACCACTAACGCCTAAAGCGCCTTTAGCTTGTGCTACACCTGCAAATACAATAGCTAACATTTGTGCTACTAGCATAGGTGTAACCACTGGCGCACCTGGACCAGCAGCAGCAGCAGCCGATAGCGCAGCAGTATAAGCAGAACTAATTTGCCTACCTGTATCTATAGCTATTTGTGCTAGTGCAGCTTTCTTTTCTTTTTTTCTTTGCTTTCCTTCTATTTGGTTTTTTTGTTTATTAAACTTTTCTTCACTTATTGCACCATTTTTAAACTTCTTTTCTAGTTCAGCTATTTCTTTCTGTGCGCCTAGACCTGCAATATTTACTATACTGTTCATAGAATTTAAAGCAAGGTCTGTCATTTTACGTTTGTTTTCTTTTTCTTTTTCTAAATCTTCTGCCCTATGTCTATCAGTTACTTCATCATATTGCCTTATATACTCTTCTTCTGCTTCTAACCTTTGTTGATCTGTTAAACCTTCTATTTCTAATATTTTATCTAAGTGTGACTGTAAAGCGTTTAATTCCTTTTCTCTTACGTTTAACTCTTCTACTTCTATATACTTATAAAATTCAGTTTTAGCTTGTTCTTGTTCATCTATATATTTTTGTTCTATTGTTTCTAAAGCTTCAGTTTTTTGCTTTTCTAATTTTTCTGTAGCTTCAGCGTTACCTTGTGCTAAACCAAGAAGCCTGTCATATTTTTCTTTAGCTAGTCTTATTTCTTTTTTTTGTGCTTCTTCAAAGTGTAAAAATAATTCTTGATCTGCTTGTAACTGTAGTTGTTCTTTAGTAACCCCTAAACTTTTTTCTAATTCTTCTATTTCTTTTGCATACTTTTCTTCTATTTCTAGTTTCTTTTCAGCAGAAGTAGCTATTATATTCTGTGACGTTACAGTGCTTTGTTCAGATATTTCTAATTGTTCTTTTGTTGCTTCATTAAATAAATCTGTTTCGCTTTCTAATTCTTTTGCAACCTTTTCCCTCATCATAAGTAAAGCGTCAAGTTGTTTGTTTATAATTTTATCTACATTACTAGATAAATCTTTATGGTAACCCGGATCGCTAAGGTGTGAAGTCATGGCGTTAGCTTGTTGCTCAAACGCTGCAATAGTTTGGTCTATTCCCTCTAGAGTGGTTATGTCATTTTCTTTTATAGCTTTATTTAAAGTTTTTTTAAAGTTTAGACTTTCCGTATCCTTTTTTTCATTCCCTTCGATCATTACGTCATATACCGCTGAAGTATTTAGAAGAGCTTGAAACTCTTCATCTATATTATTTAAAACTTTATTTTTTCTTTCTTCTTCTAATTTTTCTTTTTCTTCTATATCACTTTTATACATTTGTGATTGTTCTTTTTGTAATTCTATATTTGTTTTAGCATTTTTTACACTTGCATTAAGACCATTTAACTCAGCTTTTAATTTTTCTTTTAACTGTTTTAAAATTTCTGCATTTGCTTCTTCTGCATTTTTAAATTGTGCGTTTAAATCTCTATTTGCTTTTTGTTTTACTTTTATATCTTCATTCTGTAAGTCTATTAATTCTTGTAACATTTCCGCTTCTTTCTTCAGTTGTTCTTCACGTTTTGCAGACGCTTCTTTTTGTTGTGCTACACGTTCCCTTTCTAAAGAATTTAGGTTTGTTAATTGTTCTGACCTTTGACCAGTTATTCTTTCGTCTATTTCTGCTAGTTTTGTTTTAGCGTTTGTGACAGCTACTTGTAAATCTATATTTTCTTTATTCATACGTAGTTCTAATTCAGCTAAATATAATGACTGTTCTGCTGCGTATCTTTCTTTCCTTGCTTGTTCATCTAATACTTTACCTAATTCATAGTTAGCAGCTATTCTATCGTCTATACTTTGTGATTCATCATCTCTAATTTGCCGCATTAACTCTGCTTCACGTTGGTATTGTAATTGTAATAGTCCTAATTCGGCTTCTAATAATTGTACTTGCTTTCTTTGATTTACTAAAGCGTCAGCACTAACCTTAACTGACGTCCCAAAACTTGTACTAACACCGATTAGGTCCCCTATCCAGCTTATAGCTTGACTAATCCAGTCTACCATTTTCTCTAACCCTACAGCTAACACTTCTACTACCTTACCTACAGCGTCCATTACAGGTTGAAGTTTAATCATTATTCTTTGAAAGGTATCAGCTGTTTTTTGATTCTTTCCAAATAGATCAGTAAGCTGGGTTAGTAGTGCAATGAATAAGCCTATACCTGCTGCTTTCATAGCAAGACCTACCTTTTTAAACCCTGTACTCATTAGATTTAATCCACCTTGAGCTATCTTACCACCTACTCCAACGCTTTTTATTTTTTTGCTTACGTTACCTATATTTTTTTCAGCTTGTTTGGTTTCTACACCTAATAGTATTTTTAACTTTTTAATCATTTTTCAAATAGTCTTTTAAATTGTTTTTTAACTTTTTTATAGTCTTTAGTGTACTCTTCTTGACCGTATACAAAGTGGTATTCTTTGCCTGGTAATTCTTGCTTTGTAATTACACTTAATACTATAGGTATCATCTTACCTTTTGTTTTCATTTCTTTTAATTCCATAATAAAGAACCTGCATTTTGAAACAGTATACCGTTTCCGTTTTGATATATAGCACGTTGTAGTAGTGGTGTTTCACTATTACCTAGTGGTTGTATTAATAGTTTTACTTTTGCCAACCATCTTGTAACATTATCTCCAGAATGAGTTACTGATAACTTAACATAATTGAAGTTAGTGTCATAAGTAGTAATATTTACAGTTGGTTCTGGAAAGTCATTATCTCTTACTTCTTTTTCCTTTGTTCCACCAGAAGCACCAGAAAAGGTTTTAACTTCATTAAAAGGGCTTACTAGCACTGTGTAGTATTCAAAGAAACCCACCTTACCTATAAAGCCTGTAGTACCAGCTACAATAGTCCCCATTAGTTCTATATTGACATACGCCATACTACCAAGTGGTAAAGCTAGTACCCTATCATTTACATTTTGTTGGCGCAAGTTTTCAGCAGTAGTACCGTTAGTAACACATTCTAAATAGAACGTAGATTCTTGTGCAGACAAACCACTGTTTCTAGTTATGATATTAGTTT